ACGTCAGTCATTACTATTAAGTCGAAATCCCCAATCGTGTCAATGATCTTTGTGGCATCTCCCAAAATAATATTATCGTATAAGTCCCATGCAGGATTCCGATAATGCGGGAATGCTTCTATCCCTACTAATTTGGTTTTAAAGTCAACTCCTAAATCCAGCCAGTTCCTAATACCGCAACCGTTCATCCCGAATCCGATACCTATATCTAAAACAGAACTAGGGTTAGTGGCTAATATTCCCTGAATAACTCTTTGGTATGCTGACCAACTTCCTATTGGCATAGTGGTTATTTAAAAAATGGGGGATGAGGCTCGTTCCTCCCGTAAACAATTATATCTTTAGCATACGGTTATTATTATCCCCCATTTACATTAAGCGTAAATACCCCAATCAGACCTCAGCACTGCCAGAGCAACTTCAGCTTCTGCCCTAACGGTTACTTTGTTCTGACGGACGTTGGTTGAATCCTGCTCAAAGAATTGAACTGCCAATCCAGAAGATTGAACAATCTTAACCCTAGAGAAGTCACCAATAAAAGTCTTACCAGTAGTCATGCCGTTGAATACAACAACAGGAACACCAGCAATAGCTACCTCACCATTGTTTGTGATAGTCACACCACCAGGGATTGAGTAATCACTAGGCTTAGTTGACAACAATGTTGCCCAGTTAGCAGCAGTGGTAACGATAGAAGTAGGATCATAGTCACGTGCCATAATCGCTGAAATCCATTCGATACACTTCTCTGCGTAAACTGTTGCAGTAGTTGTGTAAGCAGAAGTACCCGCCATCAAAGTATTGATGAAGGAATTATCTTCAGCCCTCAGGTAATCTTCCTGAAGTTCGCCAGGCAAAAATGACTGCATAAATGGAAGATCACGCATTGATTGACGGGTAATTACAGAGAAACCTGCAATTGTGTCAACGTTAACGGTCTTCTCAGTGAAGTCATAATCAATCTGCGCCTTAGTGTTACCTTCAGTTTGCGCACCGAAAGAACCCTCACCAGCAGGTGTGTTATTCTGGAAAAACTTCCAAATACCTGTTGCTGATTGAACCACTCCCACACCAGGAATACCCCTGAAGTGTACTTTCCTACGTCCACGAATAGCCGGATCAAGTGAATAGGTAGCAACACCATTACCAGTCAGCATGCCGGACAAAGTCATGTCAGCTACTGCCTTAGTGGTGAAATTAACCACATCATTACCGCCTTTAAAGTTAGCCAGCTTGTCAAAGTTCTCAGCAAGTGACTGAGCCATTGCATCCTTAAAAGAAAGAGATGCTTCGTTAACTTCTTTCAGCTTACCTTGATTAGCAATAACCTTGTTTACTTTCTCAGAAAGCTCGCCAAGTGTTTCACCTTTCTTCTTTGCATCTTCGTTAAGTTCTGCAATCAATTGACTTGTCTTTGTGTCAATGGCAGAAACCTCTGATTTCAATTGCTCTTTGTATTCCTTCATTTTAGGATCAAGAGCATCTATAACGTCTTTTACTTCCACGTTAAAAATGTTTTAGTATGAATAAATTTAATTCCGACAAGCTACTGTCATCCTTTTTCTGCTCCGCTGCCCCGGCTGACGGAGTGATATTCAAATTCTCTAATGCTTGCCCTAACTGCTTAATATAGATCAAACAGTTATCTATTGTTTCATCTGATGCGTCCGTTTCTCTAACGAACTTCTCAAATGCCTTTAGCCTTTCTGATAAGGATTCGTAGTCACCTTTAGCCTCTAATAATGGAGTAAACTCATTAGCTCCCCATCCGGTTAAACTAGAACCCTCGTATAATTTTACGTCTGTGATATTGTTGGCATCTTGGCCTTTTCTCTTATCATTGGGAGTAAGGTCATTAAACCCTATGGAATGTTCTTTAATCAAGTCGCTTTCTATCATCTTGATAAAATCAAGTCCTAGTGTATGACTGCCTATCTTAGACCTATAAAACAGACCGTAACTATCCTCTTTTAATTCAAGGATATTCCCCAACGGCTTAGAGGGATCATGATTCTGAAGGTGTTTAATCCTTCCCTTAGCACTTGGCCCCCATTCGCTGATAGACCTTGTAAAAGCCCCAGGGTGAATAATATCACCGTCTGAATCCTTAATTCCAAAGGCAGCAAAATAACCGGATACTATACCCTGCTTTTTGTCTACATCCTTTATTTCAAGGTCAATATTTTTGTAGCTATAAATCATTGCTTTCTTATTAATCGTCCGTTACTATCTTTTACGGTTTCTACCGCTAATACACACCTGCAATTAATCACAAATCCGGCAGGCGCTTTTGGATCACCAGGGTGCATTGCCGTTGCTATAATCCCCTTAGACCCTAATTGACTAAACTCTTCATCTAATCCTATCCTTATCCCGTCCATTAGCCAATGATCAAACTCCGCATTTTTAGAATACCTTCTTACCCTGTTATCCTTCCGGCTTACCCATTCCTTCACCACCACATATTTACTTTTCTTTGCCGCCTCGAATATGGCTAAATTTGCCGCCTTCCCTATCTCAGTCCTTACTATCGTTAGTACCCTGCTGCCACTTGCTACCGTATTCTTTACCACTTTGGCAATATCCTTAAAACTTAACCCCTTCTCTCTGCCATCCATCAAGATTCTAACGATTTCGTCTTTTGTTACCTTATCCATATTCGCCACAAGGTTTAAACCCTGCCGGATCAGAAAGGCAACAAAGTCATCAACTAACCCTTTTTGCCTTAGATCCCTTTCTATCTGAGGATAAAATGTATTTCCAGTCTTTTTGTATAAACTGTTCAATACCTCCATCATCTCAAACTGGATTAAAGGCATATTCATTATGGCCCTCTCCCATCCAAATATCTCCGCCTCCCGAATCAAAGAACTAACTTGCCTGTTTAACACCTTCTGAACCCTGGGAACATATTGGTTTTCAATTTGCCTATGTTGTCGGGCGTACTGGATCCAATATTTTCTTCGTTCTTGTGAATTCATTATACAACTGTTGCCGATACCTATTCCTCAATACATCCATCATTTGCCGTTCTATCTTACATCTCCTTTCTGCCGGAGTCATTGGGTATTTCTCAAAAACTAGTATTTCCACTTCTCTGACCATGCCCATAACTCGTCAAATGTTATATTACCCCTTACCCAACATTCAAATATCATTTCCCCGTTCTCGTAAACTACATACTGCGTCCATTCTTCACCACAAATGACATTAATAGTCATAGTCTTTAAGATTATCAGTACCTTCTGTATCTGTACCTAAATCCATTCCGGCCTGATCTAACGGAACTATCCCGCTATTCACATAAGCCTTTTCAAAAGCCCCGCCTAAAGCATCATAGTTCATGGCCATTCTCTTCTCATCCATCGTTAACCAACTGGCCTGCGCTAATCCTGAAACCAGCTTGTCAATGTCTTTCTGAAGTTCAGGGAGAGCCATAATATCAAAATCGATATACTGACCTTGTCCCATTCTTGGCCCTAACCATCTGTTTAGCTCATCCCGCAACTGGGAACACATCGGGACTATTGTATTGGTAACGAGATCCCGTAAAGCATTCTGATAGTTATTATCAGCCATTGAATCAGCACTAAACAGAACCACCGGAAGCCCAAATACCCTGCACCATTGCTCCAAACTGAATTTCATACCCTCAATTAGCTGCATATCTCCCGCACTTAGGCCAAAATTCAAATATTCCCAGGGTGTCTGCAACATGGCCACAGTACCCTTCTTATCGTTATTGTTAATCCGGTCACTAACAGCCCTTTGCATTTGGGTAGCCTGTAATTCAGTAACCATTGGTAAAACATTACCCACCGCTTTAGGCACTAGCGCACCCTTAGCACCACCATTAGCCATCTGGTCAGCAGCAGCCTTTTGCGCCTCTAAGCCCATTAGGTAAATATTCCATGCTGCCCTGATAGGTGAAACCCCTCTAAGATGATCCCTAGTGGATGCGTCAAATGCCGGATTCCAGCTTTTCCAGAACATCACATCCTCTTTCGACAAAGGAATATTTCCCGATCCTGACCTTAGAATATACCCCGTTACCCCGAATAAGTCATTCCTGTCAGGGACTATACTCATGAACTGCGAAGGCATGCAGAACATCTCAATAATCTCCGATTTGGGATTATCGGAATCTCCATCGTTACCCCACGCTATCCCCTCGCCTGTGAGAAATCTGTATCCAAATAGGTTTTCAAAGAACTGATCTTGGCCCTGGTTAGGATTCGGCCTGGCTATCAAATTCGCCAATGGTGTACCCTCAATAGGTTCTGAATCATCCATAGCCATTTTACGGGCTATTACGGCTCTCTCAAAAGCCCCTGAAGTCATTGCGCCCCTAGTAAGGCTTTTATACCTTGTTAGGGCTTGTTTAGCCTTAGTACCTTCTTTAATCTTATATACTGCCCAAGGAATACTGCTGGCCTTACGTGCAAGAAAGCTCACAATTGCATATACATCGGCATTATTAGAATAGGCTGAAATGTACTTTTGTTCGTCAAATCCTTGTAATATCAATCCCTGGTTAACAGGTATAACCGTATTATAATTTTGTTGCGGGTTTAAACCCTTCAGACGATTATAAAAAAACCTGTCGATGAAATTCATATTACTCCCCAGGTAATACTGGGTTGCTTTAGTTTAGTAAATATGGCATACCTCATAGCATCCATAGCGTGATCATGCCCCGCTGCCTTATCTGGCTCGTCCAAAACTTTCTCGTTCTTATCCACTAACCACTTGTATTTTTTGATTTCATTGATTATTCCGGTACTCTCCTTATGAATAAACAATGGCATACTTTTCACTTTTCTTATCCCCTCTGTTACGTCCTTATCGGCAGGTTTAACGTTAAATCCCGCCCTATATA